AAAGAGGGAATGAGAAAATTTTCACCACAATTGTGATGAATAAGCCAATCGGCGATCTCCTCGAAGACTGAAACTGTGAATTGAGTGGACAATTGTCCATCAAAATCAGAGTGGTCTCCGGCAATTACTTTATCGCCAATTTCCAAGTGCTTCTTTATGAGCGCTGTCGCATCATATGAAGCCATATCAATCCCAACTCTGCTGTAAGAATTGGGAGCCATATAAGACTGATGTACTGCTGCTACCCAATGAATGGAAAAAATTCGGGCAACAATCTGGAAATCAATAGGGCCCGCGGTAAAAAGCCGCGTTTCCCCATTTTCGCATTTCTCGATTGCTCGCAGTTCGTCTTTTAATTGGCCAGCCCATGGAGATGGGAAGGCCTCGCCTTTCAACCAACACTCAATACGACGTCGAATGCTTTCTTTCAGATCAGCATCTTCCACGAACCATCGTTCGTCGTCAGTGTTAATATAAAATGTCTTTCCAGGCTTCGCGCCAATTCGACGCGTCCACGGATAACCCGATGAGGATGACATATTCATCGGACCGTAGAGGACATTATTAGAACCTTCTTCTGGGCGGCCTTGTAAGACCAAATCCCAGGAAACCACACCAATATTTTCCTTGGTGGGAGGCATATACACTATGTCATAATGAGAATCCGCCTTTTGGATCTCAGCTACGACTTTGGGATTGATATCCCTTGATTTTATGGCGAATTTGTTAAACGCCATTTCCAAAGGAGAAAATTCTCCTGTCAGTCGTGGATCATGTGCTGATAGTGGAGCTGGTTCTTTGGTATGTTTCTCCACTAGATCAAAGATCTTAGTTTTTCGCAACTTAGTGAGCGTCGATTGGTGAGGACCATCGATAGCTACTCCTAAGAATGCCTGCTCTCCTGAGACTCGAATAGTTGGTTCTGTCTCCTCTAGAGCTTCAGTTCTCCCTGGAATTGTAATGGGAGAATAATTTTCGAGATGTTCTAACTGCAATAATGGCTGCTTATAAGCATATCCTTCCAAAAGGTGTCGGCTCAGTGTTTCCACGTAGCCTCCATCAATATCGAATTTGCCTGCAACGTGAATACCCATCACCTTGTGGGCGATAGTTACATCACGTGCAATAAGCACTGAACCACAATTTCCTGCTTTTGTTGGGATCTTGTGCCAGTAGCCGTTTTGACAATCATAAGTATTCCCTAAAGGATCCTTATATTGTTGTCGCTCCATTCCAACTCTCTTTCGCTCTGTCACCCGACGTGCTTCTCCCTGTTTCCAGAGGTAGGCTGTAGGGGTGACTCCAACTAAACAAACCTGAATGTTCTCTTTTAGAACATCACTCTCTGATGGAAAGTGTTTAAGGATGTTTCTGTAAGGAGGAATAGACTCTGGGCAATGTATTATTGCCGCATCTCGAGACCCGATTCGTTCTATTCGGGTCAAATCCACATGAAAGTCTCCAGCCACCCCAAAACCAATTTCTGCGGTTCGCGGGGCTCTAATGAAGAGTTTCATGTTTTCTCTGGCAAGTCGAGCGAAATGCCAGGGGACAAGGAGGTCTCGTTCTTTGAGAAACACTCCTGTAATGTAGCTCACATTGGTGGCTTCCCCATTTCGTCGTAGGAAAACTTCCACCATATTGCGCTCTACCATCCGACAGACATCATCAGCTGTTGTATCTGATGATCCTTCGGAAACTGCGACCACTTGTTGTTTCTGTGGTCCGAGGGCTAATGCTCCTTCGCTGGCCATATGTACTTGCCGCTGGGGAGCTTTAGATCGCGCTGATCTTACGCGCTTGTCGTCATAAGCCTCCGTTTTCATCTTCTGGAGGTATAGATTTTTAGGATTTGCCCTACGGCATTCGACAAAAATCTCATAAAATTCGGGATAAAACTCTTCGCACAATTCCCAAAACTCGTCACATTCCAACATCATTTTCTTCATCGTATGAATTGGAGACGTAACACCCATGTTTTCTTCTAAAAACACATAATACTCATTGAATTTATCAATGAATGGGTTGGCCGAATCATCAGCAATTGAAGCTTCCGCCTCCACTTTCTGAATGATTGGCACAGTTTTAGGGTAGATCTGATCAAAATCGTCTGATCTCTTAAAATACTTTGCTTCAGTCTTTGCTTTCCTTCGTTGTCTACGATTGAAGCCTTCGGACTCAAGTGGAGCGTCACCCAGAATTTGATTATAGTAAGCCAAAGTGGCATACATATACTGACCGGGCGC